TAGATGAAACAGTATCATCACCTACAACTGCTGTCATGTTTTTAAACGTAGCATCTGCGGCAATTTTCCAAACCGCACCAGCTACGCGAAGCACTTGTCCAGGAACAATAAAGATCGGTGAATAACTATTTGATCTTGTTGTTGCCGTGTTAGATACTTTGCCTTTATTATCGTAATTCACATAAATTGCTACACCGATATCTCCTGCTGAGCCATCAGCGCCTATGTAATCACATGTAAAATTACGTCTTTGCCATTGGTTTCTATATTCCAATGGTTTCCAAACGGTATCGTCGGTAGTCTTTTTGCCTAACTTCGATAAATAAGAGAAGAAAATGGATTCTGCTGGAGCTAATTGAGCTACACTATCAGAAATACCAAAAGTTCTACGAATATTATCTACATCTTGACCACCCCATGCACCACTCGGAGTTGTCGATATATGATCGACTGCATATGGTTGTCCACTTGCCATTTTATATTACTCCTTATAGGATATTTTTAGATTTTTCATCACCTATAAGTGCCTCCATAAGGCCTTGTCCTGCAGGAGTTGGGGCATTAGATTGAGCAGGCACAACGCCCATAGGAGTCGGAACCGATTGAGCTCTTTGCACCTGTTTAAATGCTCTCGAAGGAGCGGGTGGTTGAGCTACATTAGTAGCGACTGCTTGTGGAGTTTGCGTAAGACCATGTTTATACTTATAATAACCGACCAAATCGTCCATATTAATAGACTTATCATCGCTCATTTCTTGAATAAACCCTTCTAAATGATCACCAAGATCATAATTCTGGGCTACATAGCCTCTTGCATCTGTCATTGCTTGCTCTTCTCGAATAGCACCTTCTCTTTGTAGGTTAACCTTTTCAAGATCACTTATCTTTAGGTCGTAGACCTCTTGCATCTTGGCAACTTGATACTGACTCGCCAATTGATTATATTGAGTCATTGTATCACGCCACCCTTCAAGATCATTGAGGTACTTGGCACTGTCAGAGCTAGGGTCAGTTATCGCTTCTTCTCGGGTATAACCATGGGGCTCGGCTGGCCTAGCTGGGGCTTCAGGGAATCCTTCTTCCTCAGGTATAGGTGCTTGTTGAGCATCATTCTGTATATTATTTACAGCAGTTGGGTTATTCCGTAAGTAATCAACCATAGGCATGTAATCTCGTACACCATTTAGTTGATTTTGTAACTGGGCTGCTTGAGATTGCCAGTATTGATATCGAACATCGTCATTAGGAGCTTCTCCTTGTGGAACTTCTGCAGCAGGAGTATTATCTACTACTGGAGGTACAGGTGCAGGGGCGGGCATGTTGTTAACACGCGGTGCCTCTGGCTGTGGTTCCTGGAAAGGTAATCCTAGCGCCTCTTCAAACGAGCCATCTTCTACTGGGGGAGTTTCTGCAAATGCTTGCTCAAACTCAGGAACCTCAGGAGTGATTGGGGTATCGTTATTCATATCATTAGCTTCCATTTTATTTTTCCTTCTTCTTAGACTGCTTCTTAGATGCGGTAGAAGGTGAGTCTGTTTTTTCTTTAATTGCATCACGTACGGACTTCTCTGCTGTAGATAAAGTATCACCAAGTCTAGCATCAAAGATATCTGCAGCAGCTTTCGCTTTTGTTTCTACTTTGTCTAGGCCTGTTTTGAACTTCTCTACTTCGACCTTTTGCTTCAGGTGAACATTTTCTCGAGTCGTTGTTTGCATGTCGCCAGTTAATTTCTTAATCTGCTCTTGTGCCGACGAGAGTTGTTGCTGAAGCTGACCAATCATGTCAGTTCGTTCCATTACGCCCTCCATATCAAATATCTCTGTTTTCTTAAGAACTTCTATTTGATCTATCAGTCCTTTAGAATAAGCATCCATATAAAATTCAAGTTCCGCGTATCTATTAGACGGAAGTGTTGAACCTGATACATATACTACATCATATTTGCCTACGGTAATATCGTTCATGATCTTTATTTCGTTTGTCTTATCATCGAAATATTGTTTATTGACCATGTATTCTGTCATAGAATTGTTAGGCTGAACAATACGGAACACTTTCTCCTCTTGTAGGAGTTCCTGAACCATCTGTATTGTTACTTGAGCCACTCTTGTTAGTGCGGCTTCAATATCTGCCAATTTAGATTTAATCTTTCGCTGACCAAACTCATCCAGAGCTATAGTCGCTTTATATGTTTGTGGAGCAGCAGCTGTATTCCCACTCATCATCTCATATAATCCAAGTTGATGGTCAATATCATTCTTTGCTGTCTGTTCATTCTGATATAATTCATTAGGAAGAGGCACTGGAGAAGCCACTACTGGTTGCCCCATATCAAAATCTACCTCAATACCTACCCCTGGTTGGGCCCATTTCTGTTCAAATTCCTGCATATCTACAGATCCAGCAGGGACCATTACCTTCATATTCGTAGAAGTCGTTGCATGCGCAATAATCAAACTACGAGTCTTGTTAATATAATCTTGAAGGCCTTTTACCATTCTAACATCAGAAATAGGGTAAGGCGTACGCGTATGTAAGTTTACCATTGGTACAATAGGATAAGTAGAAGTAGGGAGTACACGTGAATATAAATACTTATCTCCCATAACTACACATTGCATCACCTTTACAATACTAACGGGCACTGCTTCAATCATTCCTTCAGATATTAAATGAGCTTTTGTCTTCTTTTCTACCCCAGGAAGTTCTAATGCTTGACCAGCTTGTTGCATTGCTGCTTCATATGCTTGCTCTACCTGCATAGTATTGTTCTCTCGTAGGGTTTCTAATTCAAGCTCCAATCTCTCTGGAACCATTTGTCCTAGTTCAACAGCCTCCATTAAAGCTTTTTCTTGTTCAATATAAGCAACCTCAAGTTGCTCGCTCATTTTTTCGATATCTTCTGTAATTTGTTTCTCTGACGCTTCCATGGCCTGTACGCGCATTTGAGATTGTTGTTCGTCTGCCGCCTCAATTTGCTCACCTTCAAACACCTGACCATTTAATAATCCAACTTCAGTCGAAACATATTCATTAAACTCCTCCTCGTCTAAAACTAATTCTTTTCCTGTATAACTCTCATGAACTCTAAATTCATTCTGTTCTATTTTATAAAAACGTTCATATCCTCTGACATAACCTTCATCCTCTTCTGTGGTAACATCATCTGGGAAAATAATAGCTGTGTCAGTAGATCTGCCTGTATCAATAGTATCACTATGATAATCCCCTGAACTGGCAGCGATAGCTCTTTTATATTGGGGATATAGTTTTTTTGCTTGGGCCTTTGTAAACCTCCTTGAAATTATTATATTTTCTGCATCATCAAAGAATGTGTCGCGGCTATTTGGATCAACGTATACATCTAGTGGATCTATGTCACGTATCTTAACTTCTCCTTTGCCACTGTCGGCTAGCGGGTCTTGGAATACTAGTATGTATCCTAGGCCTGTTACATAATAGTCATCGATTGCTTTACGTATACGAGTACGCCCCTCTGAAATATCATAGACGTATGATAGCAACTCATTTAATACATGTGCTACTTTTACGTCTGAATCTTCTCTGGGAGATACCTTAAAGGATGGTCTATTAGATGTTAACAATGCTTTTGCTGTCTCTACAGCTGGATGTATTCTATTTACAACAACAGGGGCTTGACCCCTGGCTTCCAATGTATCGACTTGTTTTTGGGTCCACTGTTTACCCAGTCTATACTCTTGATCTTCGCGTGCTTGCATAGCCCAATTATCGCGCTTCTGCTTGTATAGCTCGAAAAGCCGCTTTGTTTCATCGGCTACATTTGCTGAGTTTCCTTTGCCCTGTTTTGTCTTTGCCATAATATTATATACAATACCTCGTTAAATTACTAGTTATAGTGTCATCCAATCAAGAAATTTGTTTATCTTTTTTTTCGTCTTATCTGTATCAAGTGTTCTTATTCTTGAAGGTCTTGCGCCTTCTAGTGAAGTCCATATAGCATCCATGATATCATCGTGTCGTCCTTTTGGATAAGATAGGAACTCAGCTTGTGCTTCTGTATCTTGGCTTCTAAAGTAAAATTCACCCTTGGCTACCATAGGAACAAGAGATAAAAGTCTCTCAGATTTCCTATTTCTAGGCTTTACACCCTTCTCTAACCCTGGGATATAAAGGTTTTCATTAAGCATACGTTCCTTCACAGCTGTTCTTAAAGCTTCCTGATAAGCTACAGTCTCAATTTTCATCTTTCTGTGTCTAAATTTCTTAAATCGTTCAATGATTATACTTGGTTGTTCATTAGGAGGACATCTCTTTCTGTATAAATCAATAATATATTTATTATTATCTGCATCAATACCTATCGTAGCTAAAACAAAGAAGTCAGCTCGTGCAGATAAAGAAGATGCAGGATCCACACCTCCATATACTTCTACAGGAATGATCTTTTCGCCCTCTCCTGTTTTCTTTACCATACATCCTTGGCCATCAATTCTGCGAAAGTCATACTGATGCATCTTTATCCACTCTGGTTTAAATGGAGCCTCATCAGGAGACTGTGCTATATTCATATACTCCTGGTAAAAACCGTTTATATTACCAACAGAGGCATATTCCTTCTTTATATCTTCAATCCTTGAGTGTGGGAAGCGCTCTATCCAGATAGGGTTCCCTTCATCATCTATTATGGAATACCACAAAGTAGACCATGCAGAGGAATCTTTAGCCCAATAAAGGAAACAATCCTCCGATATTACTGTCCCAATCATGACTATACGTCCATCATCAGCCAACGATGGTATTACTGCTTCAGTCATCCATTTACGGTTCTTAGCCCTTGCCTCTGCCGTAAAAGCATTCAATTCTGATTCAAAATCATCCACTATAATAAGTGTGGGCCTAGTATCACCCTCAATAAACCCCCGTACTCGCTGTCCAGTACCAACTGCAACGATACGAACACCATTCGCAGTTACAATATCAGTAGCTGTCCATCTCCTTGCTGTGTTAGGGCCATAATCTCCAAAAATATTACTAAACTCATCCGAATGCGTTAAGTGATACTTTATTCTGGATAGGAAGTTAATTGATTGAGCTTGAGATTCAGAAATAATTACGATAAATTCCTCTACATCATCACGTTTAAAAGCTATACGGTGGAGGGGCAAAAGAAGTGAAGTTACGGTAGATTTCGCTGTTCCCCGAGGAGCGGCAATCAATACCCTTTTTTTGCTCGTATTCTTTAAAGCCCTATATATTTCGTGATGAAACGGAGGAGTGGCTTTTCGGAGTGCTGTTGGGAAACATATTCTGCCAAATAAGGCAATGTTTCCTTGCAGCTTCCTTAGCGCTTGCTTTTTTTCGTATCTTTTTTCGAAGTCTTCGATCGTTTACTCTTCTTCTTTTTGTTGTACTCGATCTTCTTGTAGCCCATCCGTAACCTTTATTGTCTCTTTAGTTCCAATTAATGTAGCTTCCTCTTCTGCTATCTCATCTAATAACCTTCGAGTAGCGGTTGCCTCTAGCTTCTCAGTAGTTTTAACAACAGTCTTGTCTCGCATACCAAGCATATCCTGTATATTCTCAATTACTCTCAAAAAATTAGTAATATCCTTCTTTTCCTCAGCCATACCCTTAGCCTTGGTTAATAAATCTATGATATCTGTCTCACCGTAGCCTTTTTCGGCTAATACACCTCTTAATTCATCTTGTACCATGCTTTTAAACTCCTGTGTCTTCATCCATCGCTTCATAGTCCTTCTTTTGGTCCTTGAAGTATCAGGAAATGCCATATCTATGGCTAAATCTGCCTTAAAACAAATCCCGTAAGTAGAGGCTAACTTCTTCCATTCTGATGTGCCTTTCCTAACCTCGAGTTGAGGCTTTCCACTAAGTGTACTATTAGAGAGCCTCCCAGATGCGCTAAAAGTAGGAGCGGCATAACGAGGAGCATAAAAAGTGTAGCCCCAAGGGACCCTAATGTAGACATTATCGACCCCATTTTTCGTAGTATACTCTTTTCTCTGTATAACTTCTGCAACATAATTATCATCACTGATGGCATAGTCTCCGATTTGAGCCTCCTGCCATGGTTTATATGCGATTTCCTCATTATCTGCCTCCTCCTTAGTGTATATATTGTATGTGGCAGTCCCCTTATCTCTGTGCTTTATGGTTATTTCATACATGTGAACATGGTCTATAGCACAAATATAGGGGCACAGTACCTTGGATTCGTTGTAGTCATCGAATAAATTAAGAATGATAAATAGGAGTATTGCAGGTAACCCATCAGCGAAGCTCGAAGTGAGGGAAGTCATCGAAAGTATTGTCCTTTACTTCCCAATCTTGGTCCCAATCTCCACCCCACCGTAGATCAATACCCAGCCCCATAGCCACCCCA